TGCAGGCGTTCATCACCGCAGGTCCCGAGCTGGGCATCATTCCGCGCCTCATCTGCGCCCCGGGCTATACCAGTCAACGCGGTGTCGGTGAGGCCAACCCGGTCTGCGCAGCACTGCCCGCGATCTGCGAAAAGCTTCTGGCCCATGCGGTCGTGGATGGCCCCGCCACCACCGAGCAGGACGCCATCGATTGGCGCGAGACGATTGCCTCGCAGCGCCTGATCCCGGTCGACCCTGCAGTGAAGGTGTTTGCCGGTGGGGTTTCGGTCGTTCAGCCGCTGTCGCCCGCGGTGATCGGTATCGGCGTGCGCCGCGACCACGAAAAACAGGGCCGCCCGTTCAATAGCTGGGCCAACCAGCCGGTGCAGGGCATTGTTGGCCCCTCACGTCCCATCAACTTCTCGCTCACCGATGGCGCAACCGAAGGCCAGCGCTTGCTGTCGGCCAATATCGGTGTGCTGCTGCGCGGTGAAATGGGCGTGGAAAGTGCAATCGGTCAGGGCGGGTTCATCTTCGTGGGCACCGACAACGCAGGCGAGGATGATCTCTGGCGGTTCTACAACGTGACCCGCGGACGCGACTTCATCCACCTGATGCTGCTGCGCACCGTGCGGTTCTATCTCGGGCGCTTCAACGTCACGGGCCAAACCATCCAGGCTATCCTGAACACGATGGAAACCGGCCTGCGCAATCTCAAGGCCGATGGCGATATCCTTGGCTTCGAGATGAAGTTCACCCGCGATCAGAACACGCCCGAGGAACTGCGCCAAGGCCGCTTCACGGTCAGCTTTGCCGCCGAGGAAGCACCGGTGCTGCGCTATCTCGGCATCCAATCCGCGCGTTACCGTCCGGCGCTTGATGCGCTGCTCGACGATCTGCTCGCGCAGGTCGGCACGATCACCGGCTGAACCACCCACATCAAGGAGAGGCTCTGATGAGCAATATCTACATCATGGAGGCCGCAAACCTGTTTTGCGGCGATGAGAACCCCACGGCCTCCAAGCACCTGACGCTGACCGAGTTGCAGCTGCCCAACCTGCAGGAAATCACCCAGGACCATCACCCTGGGGGCTCGCGTGTGCAGATTGAGGTCGCCCTCGGCATCCAGAAGCTTGAGGCCAGCTTCAAACTGGCGGGCTGGGATCCGGACCTGCTGACGCAGTTTGGCCTCGGCGCCACGGCGCGCAAGAAGTTCACCGCCTACGGCTCAGTGCGCGACAAGCGCAACGGCGTGGCCATCGAGGCCAAGGCGGTGCTGGAGGGGCGTTTGGGCACGGCCAATCCGGAGGCGTTCCAGCGTGGTGAGTTGCAGGGCTTTGATTACGCCATCAACGAGATCCTGCATTACGAGCTCTATTTTGAGGGGGCTGAGAAATATTACTGGGATTTCTTCACCACCGATTGGCGCGTCAACGGCACGTCGCAAAACGCAGATGAGCGCGCGATCTTGCGCCTTCCCAACGGCTTTTGAGGTAATCTATGTCTGACCCCAAGACGAAAACAGTCGCTCTTTCGGTGCCGGTGACCTTCGAGGGCCGCGAAATCACCGAGATCCGCATTGCCAAGCCCAAGGTCAAGGACCTCAAGCGGATGAATGCCGCACTGGACGGCATCACCGATCGTCTGGACCAGGGCATTGTCATGGCCTCGGCTCTGACGGGCTATCCGGTCGAGATGATCGAGGATCTGGACACTGACGACTTCACCACGCTGTCGGAGGTGATTGCGGATTTTTTCCCCAAGGGCACGGCTTCGCCTCCTGGCGATCGGTCGTTGCCGAAACCGCCCACTGGCTAAACACGCCGCTCACGGCCTTTGAGGAAATGGACTGGGTAGAGGTGGTGCTGTGGCACGCCGAGGCCCGGCGTCTCGCGCGGGCGGCGAAGATGAGGTGATCCATGACACAGCTCACGTCCCAACTGGTCATCGAACTGCTGGACCGGGTGACCAGCCCGGCGCGCCGGGCGGCCAATGCGCTTGCGGGCATCTCGAACACCGTCCGCGAGACCAATGGCCAGCCCATCACCTTCGGGGACCGCCTGAACGCGGCCATCACCCGCAACAACCGTGCGCTTGCTGACGCGCGTGGTGGGCTGGTGGATGCGGTGGCCAGCTTTTACGCCCTGCGCGGCGCGATCGGCGCGCCAATCCAGGCCGCGTCGGAATTTGAAAGCGCCATGGCCGATGTGGCCAAGGTGGTGGACTTTCCAAGCCCTGCAGCCTTTGCGCAGTTCCAGCAGGATCTCTTTGCGCTGTCGCGCGACATTCCCATCGCGGTGACGGGGCTTGCGGAGATTGCCGCGGCGGCGGGTCAGGCCGGAATTGCCGGGCAGGACCTGATCCGCTTCACAGATGCCGCTGCCCGGATTGGCGTGGCGTTTGATATCAGCGCCGAGCAGGCGGGTGGCTCGATGGCCAACCTGATGACGGCGCTTGGGCTCACTATCGACGAGACGGTGTTGCTCGCTGATGCGATGAACCATCTGTCCAACAGCCAGGCCTCGAGTGCGGCGGATATTCTGGACGTGGTCCAGCGTGTGGGCGCGCAGGCGACCATGTTTGGCTTTACGGCTGAGCAGACAGCTGCCTTCGCTTCGGCGATGCTGGCGGCTGGTGCGCAGAGCGAGGTTGCTGCGACGTCATTCCGAAACATGGGGGCCGCCCTTACAAAGGGCGAGGCAGCCACCGCCGGACAACGCCGGGCTCTACAGGCGCTTGGACTGGACGCGGAGGAGACCGCGCGGTCCATGCAGGAGAACGCGGTTGAGACCACGATCGACGTGCTGCGCCGGATTGGCCAGTTGCCAGCCGAGCAGCGCGCGGCGATCTCGTCGCAACTCTTTGGCAATGAGGCCCGCGCGCTTGGGCCGCTGCTGACCAACCTTGACCTTGTCGAGGACACGCTTGGCATGGTCGGGGATCGCGCGACCTATGCAGGCTCGGCCTTTGCTGAGTTTGCAGCCCGCAACAACACGTTCCAGGCCAATATGCAACGGTTCCAGAACGTTCTGACCGAGCTTCAGATCAATATCGGCAATGCGCTGATGCCCGCGATCACGCAGCTTGCCGAAGCCGTGACGCCGCTGATCACCCGTCTGGCCGATCTGGCGAATGCCTATCCGGAGGTGACGCTGGCCGTGGTGGGTGCGACTGCAGCGGTGATCGCCTTCAAAGGTGCGATGGCGGCGCTGCGCTTTGCCGGGCTTCTGGGGCGCGGGGGTGTCTTGTCACTGATTGCAGCGGGCTATAACAGCATCGGTCGCGCAGCGATTGGCGCGCGCGCAGCGGCAAGTTCGATGATCGGATTGCAATCTGCGCTGGCGGCCATGTCTGGCCAGCCGCTCGGGACGATTGGCCGCTTGCGTGCCGGGCTCACCGGGATCGCGCTGGCGGTCCCGGGCGTCGCGGCCTTGTCGTCCGGAATTGCGGCAATAGGGGCTGCAGTCGCCACGATCTCGGCACCTGTCTGGGGCACGTTCGCGGTGGTTGCGGCCGCAGTGGCCGCGGCTGGCATTGCCATCTGGCGCTATTGGGATCGGATCAGTGCGATTTTTACCGGCGTGGGACAGGCGATCGGCGCAGCGCTGCAGCCGGGTCTCGATTGGGTCAGCGAGAAGCTCTCCTTCCTGAACCCGGTCGTCACCGCCTTCGGCGACGCATGGCAGTGGGTGCGTGACAAGGTCTCCGGCCTCGGCGAGCTGCTCTCTGGCCTCTTTGGGCGCGAAACTTTGTCCGAGGAAGACGTCGCTCGAATCACCGAACGGGCGCGGGAAGTCACCGAGAACATCATTGGCTGGTTTGCTGGCTTGCCTGCCCGGATCATTGAGGCGGCCAGCGCATTAGTCGAGGCGGGTCGCGCTCTGATCCAGTCGATCTGGGACGGGGCCCGTGAGCGGTTTGGGGAATTCATCGACTGGGTTGCGGGCATTCCGGGGCGTATCATTGACGCGATTGGCAGCATTGATCTGTCCAGCCTGATCAACTTTGGCGAGCCGCCGCGCTGGCTGCGCTGGATGATGGGGGAAGAGGAGGTCACGCCGCCAGAGATCCCGGCACCGCCGCGGCAGGCTGAATTTGATTTGTTGCCAACCGATCAAAGAGGGGCAGCAGAGACGCTGGCAGCGGCGCGCGCGGCTGGTGATCTGCCAACGCCGCACTATCTGCAGGACCTGTCAGATTATGCTGGCCACCTGCGCGGTGAAATGGCCGGGGTTCAGGCGCAGATCGACCAGATTGATCAGAACGGGCCGATGGGCGACAGCCTGGCGGCCCCCTTGCTGGCCAACCTTGGACGGTTGCAGGAAGAGCTGGTTGGGGTCGAGGCAGACCTGGACGCGGGTCGCCTGCGCGCGGATGAGGTAACAGAGGCACTGCGCATACTCGGGGAAACGGAGACCACGCCCGAGATTGACACTGCCTCCATCGACCAAGCACTCACCCGCGTACGCGCGCTCCGCGCTGAAATGGCTGCCGCGGAAGGCAGTGCGGTTGCACGCGTGCCATCGGTGCCGGAGATTGACGGTGCCCGTGCAGGTGGTGGCCCGGTCAGCCGGGACGGCACCTATCTGGTGGGCGAGCAAGGGCCAGAATTGGTCACGCCATCGCGGTCGGGCTTCGTGAACACGTTCGGCGCAATCCAAGATGTTGTTGCTGCAATCCAGCGGCTGCCGTCAGCGGTTGCCGCTGTCCAGTCAATCG